GGGCGCTTGACCTTGCCCGGATACTTCGCCATGCGCGCGCGAATATCCTCCGCTATCCCGCGCGTCAGCGCCTTGATGATCGGATCGGCGCCCTTACCGAGTTTGGCGCGCAACTCATTCAGACCATGGATCGTCACGGTCAGGTTCATGCCGTCTCCGCCTTCACGAGCACCGTCCAGCAGCGGCATCGCGGGTGCCGTGGCGGCCCATCCGTGTCGACCCACTGGTCCTCGGTCGCGCCATTCAGCGGGCCACACAACTCGCACACACGCTCATCTTGTGCCGTGCGCCACTCCCGAAGCCGCCTCAGCCCGCCGCGCTGCAACTCTCGCTGAATCGCGCGATGCCCTTCCTCAAAGGCCCGCGTCGTCTCGGTGACGGCAATCATCTGCGCGCGCCGCTCGCCGAATGCCGGGGCCAACTCGCGCCGCAAATCGCCGATGGTCATGCCCGGCGTCTCGATGAACGCCGCTACCACGCGCCGCAAGAGGGCCATCGTATTCGCATTGATCCCCGAGACGAGTTGGTAGGCGTATTGCCGCGCCCATTCCGCCGCCTCGCGGGCGATCACCACCTCATCCCAGAGCATCGGCACCGTCGTGACCGCCGCCCCCGCCGCAACTGCCATGGCCTCCAACTCGGGGCGAATGGTCGCCAGCATCTTGCCCGCTTCCGTTTCCCAAAACTCTGGCGTCAGGTTGTTAAGGTTCGGCGGGTCGCCCAAAGCGGCCATCACCGAGTCCATCTGTCCGTTGAGGCGGCTCCTCAGCAGCCTCAGCAACCGCGCCTCAGCGGCATCCTTCGCCGCGCCCAGCGGGTCGAGCGGGTCATGGGTAGGCGCTTCCTTGATCGCGGGCTGTGCCGCAAAAGGGGGGCGTGAACGCGCCCTTCACCTCCTCTTCGCTGGTCGCCGCGCTCAGCCGTTCACGGATCGTGGCTTGATCCTCGAGGCCCAGTACGTCGGTATCGAAATCTACCGCCGCGCCCTTGCCCTCTCTGAGCGCCTTCAGCGCCTTGCGTTGCCAGCGGCGCAGCTCTTCGCGTTGCCCGCGCTGTTCGGCGGATGGTGGTTGTTCCCCCTCTGATGGCCGCTGCGCCCCGGCAATCTCCAGCGCCTGCGCCCGCCCCTTTTCTTTGTCCTCTTCGAGCCGCTTCCTCAGATCGTCGTAGGTCATCTCGTTGGGCAGTTCCATGCCCAACATCTCCATCGCCAGGTCGAGGGGCACGCCCGCGGTCGTCATCTGCGCCAGAGCCGCTGCACGCTCCGCCTCATCCTCCTGGAAGATGTCGAGCGACTGCCAGTCGAGCACCATGCGCAATCCGGCGGGCTCGAATATCTGTCGGTTCAGCGTCGCCTGAATGATCGTGGCGGAAGGCACCACCGTCTCGGAATAGAACGCCTGATGGTGCTCAGAGGCAGTCGCGAAATTCGCAGCGTCTTCCAGCATCGTCTGCGGCACGCCCGCTGCGACGCAAATCTGCTGTCGCACCGCCTGCAGTAGCTGCGGCATGGCGAGGTCCTTGGTCGGGTAGCCAATGACGACGGGCTTGACGGTGGCCTTGACCGCGACCGTCTCCCACGCCCGCTTGACCCCCTGGAGCATCCGGCGCCACCATTGCTCCAGCCGGTCCAGTTCGTCGCGTGAGGGGTTGCCCTCGACGCTTAGCAATGTCCCTGGCATCGCGCCGCGCTGGAAAAACTCCGACGCGAACTTGTTCATGTATGTGGCGATGCCGGACTCGGTCAGTATCCCGCTCACCCATCCTTTGCCCGGCCCAATCTCGCCGTCCAGCTTCGGCGCCCAGACGTAGACGATGTCCGCTACCTCCAGCTGCTGCGCCTCGCCGTTCACCCGCCGCTCGAAGTGCGTCAGGCCCTTCATTGCGTCGTATTTGGGCGTGATCGTTGACGGCAGCAGCCAGCGATACCCCTTCTCGAAGCCGAACGGATTGCGCAACCTCAGCCAGTAGGACGCGCCGTAGATCTGCGCCGCCGCTTCAGTCATCCACAGTAGATGTGGCATCAGGTCGGCGTATTCCCACGTCCGCTCCGTCGTGCCCTTGCCGCGATAGTACTTCACCGGGATGGCCGATAGCGCGTTACAGCGCAGCTCGACGCAGCGCCGCACCCACGATACCGCCTGGTAGGCGGCGTGCTCAGTCAGGGCCTCGTCGTCGTCGTGCTGGCCCCAGGCGTGCTTCCAGTCGTAGGCGTTCATCGTGACGCCCTTGACCGCCGGCGTTGCGGTGTAAACCCAAGTGTTGGGCACTATCTGTCACCCCACAGGAGCAGCGGCCCGGAATCGGCCAAGTTCGCAAGCAGCAGGGCCTCGCCCTTGTCCGGGCTACGTCCGAGCCGCTTTTTGATCTCTTCCTTCTCTTCGATCTGGACCCCGGCCGTGGTCAACTTGTAGCGCGCGGCGCACAGGTCTGCCACGATCTCATTGCCCGGCGGGAGGGCGATGTTGTCGCCATGTTCGGGATCGAGCGCGTCGCGCATCCGCCAGTAGTACTCCGCGCGCCTGTTGCGCATCTTGAGCTTGTCACTGCGATCGCGGTACTCTGACCCCTCGCTCGCATTCACAGGTTGGACCTCCTGGTACATCTCTTTGAGCGAGTCGTAGGCCGAGGCGCCATACCCGATCACGTCGATGTTGATGTAGCCAGGCTCCTCATCCCCCAGCGCCTGCCGCACGAGGTTGGCTGCCGTGGGGCCGTCGCTCGTGGCGATGCCGGGCCAAGCCACGATCTCATCAAACCAGTTGTCATAGCGCCGCGCCATGGCTGTGTTGTCGCGCCCGCCGCGCGCCGGGTCAATGCCCACCGCCGTCAGGGGCGTATCCGGCTTGTCGCGCTCCAACCATCGCCGCTGCGCCGTACGCACCCAGTCCGTCGGGATGACCTGCCAGGGGTCCGCCTGGACTGAGGCGTGAAAATCGCCATTGAGAAGCTGCGAGCGCAGCGGCTCTGGTAGCGCCTGCAGCACGCTCTTGTAGCGGTTGTCCCGCGCGTAGAACGGGTTGTCGTCCAGCCGCGCCGGAATGAACGTCCGCGACCGCGGATAGATCGTCTCGCCCTTGTGCCCAATGGGCGCGCCGGTGATGAACTCGCACTCCTCGCCGTCTATCGTGGCATACCAGCGCAACTCGCCGGGCTGGGCCGGGTTCGGGTGATGATCGTCCAGCCACGCCGCCCAGCGCCGTATCACCCAACTGCCGCCCTCATCTGTCGGTGGGTTCCCCGTAGCCACTACCCGCACCCGCTGGCCGGGGTCCGTGGTGCGGTTCCAGCCGCAAATGAACGTGTATTGCGTCTCGGTGAACTCGGGTAGCTCGTCGAATGCCTTCAGGTCATGTGGCCGGCCCTGCCAGTCGGTGCGGTTCTCCTCGAATTGAACGGCGCCAAACTCTAGGGTGTGCCCGTTGGCCAGCGTCCAGATGCGGTCTGCCTTGTTCTCCTGGCCATGCGCGCCGATCACCTCACGCGTCTGGCGGATGACCTCCTTCAGGTTCGGGTAGACCCGCCGGAAGAGGACGCTGTGTTGATGGCATTCAGCCCCCAGCCCGATCAGCAGATGGGTCTTGCCGCCGCCCGCCGCACCACCGTAGAACAGCTCATCCGCGCGGCTGAGCAATGCTAGCCACTGCGGCTTGCTCTGCGGAACCCACAGCGCCGTCCGGTTCTGCACCCGCTCCAGGTATGCTTTCTCGGATGGCATCAGCGAGTGTAGATAGCGCGCGATTGAGTCCATCATCGCTCACAGGCTGAATCGGTTTGCCGCCGCTGGTCAGGTCGGTTTGCTGCTTTTGCACGCGCCCGCCGGTCTCCTTGGCGATGTCATCCAGCGTCGCGCGGTACTCGCTAATGATGGCCGAGTTGAAGTGCTCGATGTCCACGCGCTCGGCCCACTTGCCCTGGCCGATCATCTTCGTGTCGGGCACCCAGACATTGTGGTAGGCGCCGTCCTCGCCCTGCTCCATCATCTGTTCTTCGAGGAACCCGGCGAGGTTCTTGAGCTTGTTTACGCGCTCGTGGGCCAGGGCAAGGCCCGACTCCATAATCTCGCGTGCGCGGGCGTTCTTGGCATCCTCAAGACGGGCATCGTAGGAGGCGGCGCGCTCTACCCAGGCGTAGGACCGCGACCACGCCTTGAGCGTGTGAATGCGTTGTGTCGGCGCGTTTTGGCGCGTTTCGGCGTATCCCGCCAGCAACTCGGGTAGCGACCGGCCCGGCCCCATGCGGAGATAGTCGTTACAGGCCTGAATCGCCCGATACGACTCGCCGCTTTGCCGCTCGCCGGCCAATAGGCTCACCGTCTCGGCCATCGTCCCCCGTCTCTCTCGCGCCCTTCTCGACCGGCACCACCGTCACCATCAATACGCGATCCCGCCACTGCCGCAGCGACTCGACCGCGCCCTCATCACTCGCTGGAATGTCCAACACGATGCGCGCCCCGCCGTCGCCCTGATACTTGATACACTGGATGTTCGGGAAGGCGGCCAGGAAGGTGACGTGGGGAACATCGCTCATGTCATCCACGGCGGCTGTTGCGGCACCGGTATCACGGCCAGGTTGCTGTCCACTTGCCATCCCCAGACACGAAAAAGCTCCGACCTTTCAGTCGGAGCTTATCATGGGGAGGCGC